GACTCCAGGGGTTTATTCTTCAATTGATCGTGGCTACTGGCAATTTAATGACAAATACCATCCTGAAGTCTCTGATTGGTGTGCTAAAGATGTTAAATGTTCAACCGATAGGGCCTATGAGATGTTCAAACATGACGGAAGTTTCAAACAATGGAGTGCTGGGAAATGTTTAGGAATATGAGAAAGATATCACGAAAAGGAATAGAGAAGAAATTAGACGAAGTAGTCAAACTAATAGCCTTTGCTAGAGATGGTGAGTGTGTTACTTGTCCTTTATGGTTAGAGATCAAGAAAGGCAATCCGCAACCACACATTCCGTCTTGGGTAATGCAACCTGGGCACTTTATAACCAGAGGAGCACACGCAGTTAAGTGGGATTTAAGGAACGTCTATCAACAGTGCAAAACTTGTAACTACTTACATGAATATCATCCGGAAGTCTTAGCTAATTATGTAGTAAATACTTTAGGGGTAGAAGAATTTGAGAGATTAGTATTTGATGGAAATAAGACTAAAAAATACTTAATGCCGGAACTAGAAGAATTATATATTAAATTAGAAAAGATTAAGGAAACAAAATGATATTAAAAATAATCAGATATAACGATATATTAAACGAGTTTGTTTGTGTGGAAGATAATGAAAAAACCCACTATGTTAATTTGTTTGTAGACGGCTCGTATAAGGGATTTGGGAATATGAGTTGGAAAAAGAATTATGTAGAAAAATGCAATAAACTTGTTGGTAGGAAAATTGAAGTTAAAAATCTTTTTACAATATTGGAATCAGCACAAGGAGTTAATTTACTTAAATGAAAAAACACACCCTACATATTGTTGTAGTAGACGGAAAAGAATGGCCCTATAAGGTTTCACCCAGTGGAGACATATTTACAACGCCTAATAGATACAACGGATACAAGATTAAAAAACTCATACCACGCACCAACCATGGTGGATATTTAAGGATTACACTGTCTAGTAAAGGTGCCTATAAACAAACTAATGTAAATCGTGTTGTCGCTGAAGCTTTTATTCCTAATCCCAATAACTATCCATTTACAAATCACATAAACGGAATAAAAACTGACAACAGGGTTGAAAATATTGAATGGTGTACCTGTGCACAAAATACCCATCATGCTGTGGATAATGGTTTAATTAAATCAAAAATAAACTCTACAAAAGTCAGAAAGATTAAAGAGTTACTTATAAGTGGTATTAAAGGTGGTGTAATTGCTGAAATGTACGGTGTGAGTACGGGGGTAATATCAAGAATAAATACAGGCAAAATATGGTCAAACCTATGAAGAAACAACTCCTCCCCAAGAAACATACAAAGAAATACACCCATTCACAGAAGTATTTGGGATTCGCCAATCTAGGTTCAACAAATCTAACTTACGTCAAACCAAAGAAAGTAAAGAAGATTGAAAAGATAAAACTTATTTTAGGAAATCAGAATGAAATAATACTGAGAAATGGACTGAACCAAATAATAGATTATATAAATAAAAAATGAGACGTTTAAAAACAAAGAAGATTGAATGTAAACATAAATGGCAGATAGTTCATAACGGGATAACTTTGATTGCAGTTTGTACTAAATGTTTTGAAAGGAAATTTATATAAACACTAAAAAATGATACGTTTACTAGGTCTAATACCGGCAATAATATTTTTGATTTGGATTTTTAGGGGAATATCTCTAATGGAATTGTTTTTCTTAATTGTAATCTTTGAAGTTATTACTGGAGGTATCCTTTGGACTTTTGGAGTAATATAAGTACATTAAGATTAAAAGATTTACTGGAGAAAAGGTTTGCAAGTTTCTGGACCTTGAAAAATATGGGGTTTGCAGACCATCTCTAACCTTAGGTAAGTTAGAGAGCTCCCGTAAGTCTTTTAAAAGGGATAGCACATTTAATTGATTTACACATGGGTATGGGGATAAGTGGGGTAGAGGCAAGATTACTACACTCTATCAGGCAATAGACTGGGGAAATAGTAAAGGTTCCAGTTTCCCGAACGTACCCAGTTGTAAGTCTATTAAACAAGAAATAGATAGGTCAAAAGAGAATATGAAATATATAACAAAACAAAAGGAAAGTTATCTTAAAGCTAATGAAGCCAACTTAACTTTTGCCGATGTCGTGGAATCGGCTCAGAAGTTAAAAGCGTTTCCCATTAAAAGTGTCAATGTTGGTTTCAAGATGTATGAGAATTTGTTGGAGTATGTCAAAACACAAAGTATCAAACCCCTTAAGAAAACCGAGCTTTATTTGGGAAGTTTATATGGAGTAAAGATTTTAATTGACTCCGATTTGGAACCTAACGAAATCAAAATAGTCAAATAGATAATATGCAAAAACAATTAAAGGGAAAAATTAAAAAGTTAGAAATAGACCTTCTTGAGGACGCTAGTGAAGAAAATTACAGAAGAGCTAGGGCTAAATATATCGGTGAATACGAAGAATATAAAGTTGGCGGTTTCCTTAGTGCTGGTGGTTATGAAAAAAATCCTGTTGTTGGTGAGGCAGAATGGAATAAAGAATACCCAGATGGTTTTGATGACTGGGAGGCTAACCAGAAAATACTAACCAGCATTGGTCAACAGATGGTAATAGATAAAATTAACGAACTAGTAGAAATCTCAAATAAAAAACTTAAATAACACATATAAGATGAAAAAGATAACAACAGAAGAAGTTTGGGCAATAATGATACCACTAATGATTTTTGTTGGATTTTTAATTGCAATACTCAAAACTTAAATAACACAATATGTCAAACACTAGGGAGAAAATAACGACAATAAGATTGATAATATACGAAATATTGAGGTTTCTTAATGAAATCTTCTATCCAAATTGGTTTGATAACTGTTTTCTCCATGGGAAGAAAACTCTAATTCAAAAACTAATAAACAATCTTTATTCTAGTGATGAACTGATGCATATAAATAGACCTAGAATATCAAAAATACTGAAGGAAATATCTGAAAACAGAAAACTAAAATGACACACAAGATAAAGAGGGAGAAAGAGAAGAAGGAAAAATCAGAAATTGTAGATATCATTTTTACAACAATTTCAAATCTATTATGGTTTGGTGCGTGGCTTTATATTATTTTTATTCTTCATCATTCAGGATGGTGGATTTTATTACCAATGTTTTTTCACTTTGCTACCGATAAAACAATAAAAATTAGAAACAAAAAATGATAAAGAAAGATACTAAGTCGCAAGTTGGTAATTCAGAAATATGAGAACTATAAAAAAGGGAATTGAAGAAAGGAATGCTTATTGCGTGTCTTGTGAATGGAGTTGCCACACACTTGATTCAAATAGACAAGCTAGAAAACATACTCTAAGAACTGGGCATACAGTTGATATTTACACAGAAACTTGGACTAGAACAAAATCAAAATGACCAAATCTAAGTCGCAAATATTGAAAGAGGAAGGGGGAAAGATATGACAAAACTTGAATCGTACAATCTTGCAATTAAAGAAGGACATATGTATCAGGATAGACAGAATATTTGCACAGCAAGACAGAGTTTTGAAAATTTGTATTGCCCATTTGAATGTAAAAGATGCGAGAAATTGATTGAAAAGGAAAGACAAAAACTTATTAGATTACAGACAGAGTATAAAAATAAATGGGGAAAAGAATACCACTAATATGAATAAAGATATGCAAAAAGAAAAGAAAGAGGAAATAAAACCGTTAAAGTTAGGTATGTATTATGATGACGGGGACAGTGTTGAGGGTAATATTGGATATATTGAAGAAAAAATCAACGAAATTATTGAACGCCTTAACTCAAAATAACCATGTCTAAATTTACTGATACAGATAAAAAGATAAAATGTGAGAAGTGTAATAACGGATGTGTAACAACCACTGACACTGGTGGTATGGTCAGACTAGGGTGTGTGGCTGTTAATGGAATTATTTGGCATGACCCATCTCAGTGTGTTTGTGACTGTCATTCTACTAACTACTCAGATACAGATAAATACAAAGATAGCGACAAGAGATTTGATAAAGCCTTTGGAGATGGAATCTTTGGTATTGGATTAGTTGACCCAGAATGTATTAAATCCTTCCTCCACCAAGAGATTGAGAGGAAAGAAAATAATTTAATAGGTAATTTTATTGAGCAATTACTTTATATCCAGATTACACCAGATTTAGAAATGACAGTTCAAAGACTCTTAAAAGATTATAGGAAAAAATTAGACAAAACCAAATGAATACAAAGGAAATAAAATGTAAATGTCCTTGTCACAGAATTGTTCCTGATGAGATGAATAATTGCGATTGTATGAAAAACCATCTGACATCTCAACCAACATATGAAGAAGAAATAAGAAAGATATGTACCTACTCAAGTGATGATGGAACAAGTGGCTATGAGTTATCCGAGGAACAGTTTGGACGGATATTTGATTTAATTGAGAAAGTCCTTTCCTCCCAAAGAGATTATTATATTAAGGAGTTGGGTTTAAAAAGATGTAGTTCTTGTAACAAATATAAATTATTAACCGATTTCTGGAAGAATCATGCACAACCAGACGGAAGGGACTTTCACTGTAAAGAATGTAATAAGATTTCTCACACTAAACGCTATTATAAAAATCCTGAGCTTTATGCAAGTAGAATGAAAAAGTATCGCAAGACAGAATCTGCTAGAGAAAAAACTCATGCTAGAAATAAGAAATATAGAGCGTTGTACCCTGACAAATATAAGGCACGAACCATACTTAGTAATGCCATAAAATATGGAAAAATTAAAAAACTCCCTTGTGAGATTTGTGGTAATGAAAAATCTGAAGCCCACCACCCAGATTATTCTAAACCATTGAAAGTCAAATGGTTATGTATTAAGCATCACAAAGAAAATCATAGAAAATACAAAAACTTATCCCTATTAACTAAAAAGTAAAATGATAACACCTATAGAATTGGCACACATACTTACGGGATTTTTTTTAGGAATAATTGTGGGAACTGTTTTAAACGGGAAAATAAATCATAAGAGTGACTAACCTAATCTGGAGAGTTAATTAAATATGAATAAACCACAACTATTAACATGGAAACTCTGGAGTAAACGTAGAGAAAGAGCTGCCTATCTTCGTGGCTGGAAAGCTTGTCAAAAGAAGCACTTAAAAGATTTCAAAAAAGCTATGGAGATAAGGATTGAGGAGTCAGGACTAGAACATAGAGCATGAAAACTAAATATCAAAAACGTCTTGAAAGAAGAGTTAAAAAGTGGATGAAGAAACATGAAAAAAGAATGTCCCAAGTGTCACAAGTTAAAAAGATTTAAAGGAGAAATGTGTGGAGTATGCTCTTATAGACTTAGACGCAGAGAAGAATACAAAAGTCCTAATAGATATGGAAACATAGTCTACTCAAGCCGTATCTCACCTTGAAGGGCAGCAGGTACGGCTTAAATAGATTATGGTGTATAATATAAACATGTCCGATAAGACTTCAAAACATCCCGGAGGTGCTCCAAGTAAATATGATCCATTGTTTATAGACGAAGTTGATAGATATCTTGAAGAATCAACTAAGGATAATATGAAGATGCCAAAGATAGAGAGTTTTGCCATCCGATTAGATGTAAGTAAGAAAACTTTATACAACTGGGGAGAAGAACATCCAGAGTTTTTACACGCTTTAGAAAAAATAATGATGTATCAAGGTGAAAGGTTGATTGACGATGGTATTTATGGGGGAAAAGAAGTCAACGCAACCATTATTAAATTGATGCTCCAAAATAACCATGGATACAAAGAAAGAAGTGATGTAACTTCGGATGATGAAAAGATAGAAACGAATACGATAGTCTTTTCTGACTTTAAGAAATGATCCAAGAAGTAAACGAAGTATTTAAACCTTTATTCACCGAACACCCACGCTACTTTATACTCATGGGAGGTAGAGGAGCTGGCAGATCAACAGTCGCTTCACAGTTTGCTAACGCTAAGTTAATAGCTCCGGAATACTTTCGATGTGCGATCATGCGTTATATCTTGGGAGACATACGCAATTCAATCTACAGAGAGATAACCGACAGAGCCGAAGAAAACGCCATAGACAATAAATTGCAAGTAAATGACTCGATGATGCATATAAATTATGGAGCCAATAGTATTAACGCTGTAGGGTTTAGAAAGTCCTCAAGCGATCAAAAGAGTAAGTTAAAGTCTCTCGCAAGTTACAACTGTGTAATCATAGAGGAAGCTGACGAGATACCTGAGGAGGATTTCATGCAGTTAGACGATTCACTTCGTACTGTTAAGGGTGATATTACAATCATCCTATTGCTCAATCCTCCACCTAAAAATCATTGGATAATTAAAAGATGGTTTGATTTAGACAAAAGCGAACAGAAGGGGTACTTCATACCCAAACTAAAGAGCACGGCTAAAGATACTATAGCAATAATTTCAGATTATCACACCAATGAAGAGAATATTGCCCCGGCATCAATAATTCAATACGAGGCATATAAGGATACCAAATCAGATCACTATTACAATATGATTAAGGGGTATGTCCCTGAGACTGTCATAGGTAGAATCTACAACTTTATTGAAATAGACGAACTACCTGAAGAAGCAAGGTTAAAACGTAGAGGGCTTGATTATGGCTACTCAAACGATCCTACAGGGATAGTGGATATATATGTTTGGAACAATGCTTTTATCTGGGATGAGGTTCTTTTCCGAAAAGGTATGAGTAACAAAGACATCGCTGACGTAATTAAAATGCACGAAGATATATTAACTATTGCTGACAGTGCAGAACCCAAGTCAAATGATGAGATTAAAAGTTATGGAATCAGCTTAATTCCGTCTCAGAAAGGTCCAGGTTCAGTTAATCAAGGTATTCAATATGTTCAAGACCAAACTATTTACTATACAAAACGCAGTATTCATATTAAAGAAGAACAAGAGAACTATTCTTGGAAAGTTGATAAAAACACTGGTGAATTACTTAACGTACCAATAGATATGTGGAATCATTTACTTGATGCTGGAAGATATGGAATGGAGAGTTTGAGACCCATAGAGGACGAAAGTTATGATAAAATTAACGAAGGTCTAAAAGATAAGTGGAAAATATGACAGTAAGCCTACCCACAGTCCAACAAGATTATCAGAGTTATGACAAGCAGTTAGAGGTTAACAACTCTAAAGCAGAAGAACTACTTGGTCAGTTGTTCCCTGAACTCAAATTACCCCGTGAGGATATATTCAACATTCTTTCATTCTTACAAGAGACTAAAGTAAACGCTCAGATCTTACCAAGAGTCATTAGGGGCGTGTATAATTTAACAATAGGTACTGGTAAGGGTCAGGTGATTGTGTACGTTAAAGGGGAAACAGTGAATGTACAGACGAGAGAAACAGACGAAGACATTCATTTGTGAAACGTGATATAATATTGTAACGCTCGAGTTTGTAACTTTAGGCGCCAGAAATGGCGTCTATTTTTTTGCTTAAATGGTTAAAAACACTACATCATCATTACTTAGGGGAACAGAAGAGGAAAACAAACTCTTCACTGAGGTTAATAAACATTACAAGATTGCTAAAGAGGATCTTGAAGTTAGGATCACCCGTAAGAATGGTTTTGATGATGCAGATAAAATGTTTGCTTCTCATATAGACGAAGTAAATTGGCCTTATTCTTCACAACTCTTCGACCCTATTCCTTATACAGTAATTCTTGAGAAGTCTGGTCGTTTGGTAGGAAGTAAGCCAAAAGGACGTTTAGTACCCCGTGAGGGTGGGGATTCACTAGGAGCTTTCATAAATAACGAGCTCTTGAGTTATCAATGGGAAGACAATACACGTTTGGGTGAGAGCATGATAGCCAAATGGTCAATGATGGACATGAATGTCCGTAAATACGGCTCGTCATTCGCTATATGTAAATGGAGAAAAGAGAAAAAGGTTAGTAAAGACGGAGACAAGGTGACAAGTAAGACATTCTACGATGGCCCAGACTTCACAGTATGTAATCCCCGGGACGTATTAGCCAATCCTTCTTACTCATTCATCAACAAATGGTTTCAGTATAGAGAATATTCAACCCTCGATGAACTTAAAAGAGTCAATGAAACCTCAGTTAACAAGAATGTATACAGAAATTTAGATGTATTACAGACAGCATTAGACGAAGAGAAAGCTAATAAAGGTGATAGACGAGACAATAACTACACAATTAAGAATAAATCAATGCGTGGACTCACTGATTACCTAGGAAGTGATGAAACCTACCCAACAATTGAACTCATAACTGAATATAGGCCTGATAGATGGATAACTTTCGCTCCCAAACATGGTGTAATAGTCCGAGATATACCAAATCCCTATAAACATGGAGAAATTCCTGTCATTCATCTTAAATACTACCCATTAGATGATGATTTGTACGGTGTAAGTGAGTTAGAGCCCGTAGCGAAGCAAATAAGAGCTATTAACGCCCATCTTTCAGCCTACTCAGACACCATAGCACTAGCCCTTAGACCTCCAATACACGTTAACCCAGTTAATGTCCGTATGCACACACTTGAGTGGAACCCTGAAGCTAAATGGTTGATGAATAACCCCAATGTAGACGTTCAACAAATGAAAGTAGACACATCAATGACTCAAAACTTCCAATCTATTTACATGGTACTTAAGGGGAGTTTAATGAATGCACTAGGAGAACAATCACAGGGTATAAGTTCAGTTAACCCTCAAGATGCACAACGTGTTACGGCTACTGAAATTAAAGATACCAGCTACACGAGGAATATCCGAGACAATATGAATCAAGTCTATCTATCTGAAGCTCTCAAGAAACAGATAATGTTCTGGCATGTAATGAACCAACAGTTCATGTTTAAGGGTTCAGTAGGTAAACAGAGAATAATCAGAGTTGTAGGGCGTGAAGCTAATGAATACTTCAATCAAACAGGACTTTCGGACATACGCCCAACTGAACAAGATGCTAATGAAGCTATGCTAGCCACACAACAGGGATTAGAACCACCTGAAGTTAATCCTGGACCACGTTATGCAGTAGGGGTCGGGCAGGATGAAATGGGTAATGAATTAGAGATACCTAAATACTTACCGGATGAGAACGGTGTAGGGGGGAACCTTATAATTGAAGAGGGAGATTTAATAGGTGAGTATGATTACGTCCCAGATATTGAAAGCATGGGCGCTCCAACTGATCAACAGGTAGAAGCTAAAATGACAGCTATATTAGGAACGTTAACAAATCCCGCCATCCAACAGGGATTAGCCAGTGAGGGCAAGAAAGCCAAATTCTCAGAGTTACTTATTAAGATGTTTGAAGCCTCTAAGGTCATTAAAGACGCTGATCAGTATTTTGAAGATTTACCACCTGCTCAGCCAGTGCAGCCAGGTCAACCGACACAACCAGGACAAGATCCTAATACACAAGGAGCACCGCCTACTATGCCGGGGATGGATACAGCAGGACAAACACAAACGCCACCAATGGCAGGAATGCAATGAAATTAACCAACGAAGAAAAGAAAGCATTATTACAAGGATCTCAAATACGAGAGATGACTGAAACTGTGGGCTGGAAAGAAGTATTTATGCCTTATTTTGAAAGCAAGATTAGAAACGCCTGGGTTGACCCCAGAACTTTCAAAGACGATAAAGAATACGCCTATGCCATGAAAACAGCTTGGGCTATGGCTAAAGCAAGTGATGAGATTATTGAGTTCGTAGAGAAGACTATATCAGAAGGAATAGCCATGAGTGAGAAACAAAAAGGTAAAGAAGACAAATTAAGAGAATCTATGAGTTAGGAGGTGATTTTATGAGCACAATAGTTATAAACGCAGGACACTGGCAAAGAACAACAAGCGGAAGCAAGAATACAAATTTGCGTAAGTCTTTTGGTGAAGTGGGTACAGTAAGGGTTTGGTTTGAAGGACAACAGTACGTATTCGGTCCTGGTGAACAAAAATCATTAGAGGATGGAATAGCATCAGCCTTAGTCACAGCAGATAGCAGATTACAGATTTTAGATACATCTTTCCATGCTTGGCCATCGTCTAATGCGTCAATCTTAAATCATATTACATAATATGCCATTTAAATCGGTCAGACAACGTAAATGGATGTACGCAAATAAACCTGCGTTAGCTAAAAGATGGTCAAAAAAGTATGGAAACAAAACAAAAACTGGACGATCTACCACCAAGTGATGATAAGTTTTGGGAAGGTGCGGAGATACATATGGGTTTGGTTGCAAAGGATAATCCAAATGAAATTCACTATTTTGTTAGGAGGTCGGGTAGACAAGCACAGTGTAAGAATTGCGACTGGGGATTTGAGCTAGACCCTGGAGATCAGATAATAGACGGACATTTATATACAAAAGAAGGAGAACTTGTGATTTAACTAAAAGGAAGACCTTTTAGCTAGACCACAAGTCTATGCGGACCCGCCAACCGTTAAACCAGGCTGAAGAAAGGGGGTGAGTATTATGACAGACCAAAACTCTGTAAAGGCTGAAGAAAAAGAGGTAGAGACAGAAACTACCCAAGTAGCCCCGCCAACTACTGAAGAACCGACTACTGAGGTTCAAACAGAAGTTAAAGAGTCCGATGATCAAGGCTCTGTAGCTGAAGAATCGGTTGATGTGCCTGAAGATGTAGAGGAACAACGAAGGGCGTTCCAAGAACAACGTCAGGAGATCAAGAGGTTGAAATCAGAGATACAGAATCGTAACAAAGGAGAATCTGCATTTAGTGCGTTTAGACAGCAGACACCTCCAGTTAGTCAAGTTAATGCTGTGAATATACAGGACTTCCAAGATCCTATCACAGGCGAGACAAACTGGCAGGCTTATAATCAGCAAGTCAACATCGCATTGAATCAAGTTCGCCAAAGTGCGACATATGAAGCTCAGCAGGCAGTTAAGGAAGAAATGGATGAGCAAAATGCTCGTAACAAACATCCTGAACTGTTTAGTGATCCAGAAGTCGAGCAAGAAATTGCCGATAGGTGGATTGCCGCTAAGATTAGGGGTGAAAATCCTACAGTCACTGACATTGCAGATCGTGTATCGAAACGATTTGGCAAGACCATATCCAAAGCCGAAAAAATAGGTGCGGAGAAGATTCTTAACGAGGTATCAGAAAAGGAGCAGGCTAGTTTGACAGTTTCCGGTCAGACTTCCCAACCAGCTCAACAAGCAGCTTCGGCTGAACAACTTGAAGAGTTAAGCAGGAAGACCAGATACGGAGATGATGAATCTTTAGCAGCTCGTATGAGTAAGATCCCTTGGGCTAATAAGTAGCTCTATCCAACTAAGGCAACGGTTGGACTAGAGAAGCAGCCATTGCCTTAGAAAGGAGAAAAAAATATGTTAACAACATTCTATGATACAAGTAGACGTGAAGATTTGCTTGACGTTATTGGTGATGTGACACCGGATGATACACCCTTAGCAACAATGCTTGGGACAGGTACAGCCAAAGACACAGTTCATCAATGGTTGGAGGATTATATAACCCCCCCAACTTCCGTATCCTTCGCAGGTGAAGGTGCAGCAGCAACTTACTCAGCGTTAACTCAACCAAGCAGAATCGTCAACCTTACAGCGATCTTAACCGAGACCTTTAGGGTGTCTGGAACTGAGAAATCAGTTACTCCAGCAGGCGGTGACCCAATGAATTACCAATCTGGTAAAGCATTGAGGACTTGGAAGATGAAACAAGAGTATGCTCTTGTAAACGGAGCTTTAAGCTCAGGTGTCTCAGGAACTGGAGCCTCAATGGCAGGTTTGACAGGAGTCATTACGACCCTTGCAACATCCAGAAATTCTGGTACATCGTTATCTGAAACTGAATTCCAGGATATGCACCAGCATTCATGGGAGAAAGGTGGTACAGATAATGCTTTCGATCTTGTCCTTGTTCCTTTTAATCTTAAGAGGAAGATTGACGGATTCACAGCAGGAGCAACGAAGTACGTTGATCAATCCGACAAGAAATTAACACAACCAGTAGCTATCTATGAAACCTCTGCAGGTGTAGCACGTATAATGCAACACAGGTATGTTCCAGGGACAAATGCCTCAGTGGCAACAGCTGCTTCGAGTGCTAATGCTTTCTTGGGTATAAAAGAGGATCTTTACAAAGTGGCTTACCTACGTAAACCATTTAAGGAAATGCTTGCTAAGGATGGTGATCGTGAGAACGGTCAGATCGTTGGTGAGTTTACTCTTGAGTACCGTGGAGAGAGAACCTCTGTCTATCGACAGGGATATGCAGTCAACGGCTAATAAAAAGCCTTGATGAGCAGAAACGGGTGACCGTTTTACAGTGTCTACCCCTTATAGACACTGATAAGATGGACACGACACAGATTGAAACTGTTGATCCTTATATATCTCATTATATCTATGAGAAAGCAACCGACCCAACGGCTAATATCGTGTGGAAACAATACGAAAAACGCCTGGTAGACAAAACAAATAGAATAATAGAACTTGCACATGGAGAACGTGACACTGTTAAATCTCAAAGTGATTGGGATGTTTTAGGTGAGTTGATAAAGTTTTGGACAGAGGAATTTCCTAATGAATATCAAGAGTTCAAAGCGAGTATACCTGATATTAGAGGATCAAGAAATGATGGAGGATACTCGAAAAGTCGTGAGATAAAATATCTAGGTGCTATGCCACCCAGACTCATGAAGATGATTAAAGTTATCTTTCCTTTCCAGCAGTTCGATAAATCCTTTATGTACAAAATGATTAAGAAGTTCCCATTGTTTAAAGTTGGTGGTGAGGGGAATTTGTCGAAAGGACGTAGTATAATATAAATATGAGTATTCAAACACAGACAACATCCCAAGCAGAGCATGACTGGTATGCAACACGTAGTGGTTTACCCAATACAGCCCCCTTAGGAGATCATAAAGCTACTTATTTCGGGACTAAAGGGTTTGGTGGAAACGAGAGTATTGCTAAACCTCTATCACAGATAGAAGAGGAATGGCTAACAAATGTTGGTGGAGCTACTCAAGAAGGGTTGTATGAGAAGTGGTCCATGGCTTGTGCTGCACAATCGGTTCCAGTTGGACCTACAGTAGACGCTTGTAAGCGTAATTTCTTCACAGGAGTTGCATCCGGAACAAATCCTTGATATAATTATTCAGTACCAAACGAGTTTGCTACTTTAGATGGGACGACAATATGTTCGTCCTTTTTTTATGCAATCAAAACTAGCTTTAAATATGATTGTGAAGGATGACACAGAAGAGTCAGTCCTCATTCGTGCACTCCAGTCAGTCTATAAATACGTAGACGCAATTTATATAACAGGAACCAAAGAACCCCAGAAAAGAATTAAGAAGGTTTGTAAGAAGTTTGGTGCTCACTACAGTTTCTTCCCCTGGGTTAAAGACTTCTCCGCAGCCCGTAACTTCGCAATGAGCCAAGTACCCAAAGAATATGAGTGGCTCCTTTGGATGGATACGGACGATGTGGTGATCGGAGCTGAGAACTTCAGAGATGCTATTGAGAAGGCTGAGCAAATGAAAATGAAAGCTATCTTTGCACGTTATTTATATCAGGTAGAGTTGGACGAAAAAGGAAACATCAAGCAAATCTTAATAGAGCACCTAAGAGAGAGAATAATCCGTAATGACGGATCTTTTAAGTGGGTAGCACCTATTCATGAAACTTTAATAGAGCAAGTTCCAACGGGAAAGTTTGATTATCAAGGATTCCAGGTAGTCCATTTGATCACAGGGGATGAAATGGTAAATTCAATGTGGAGAAATATAGACATTCTCGAAGAAGAAGTTATTAGAAATCCCGAAGACCCAAGACCAATTTATTACCTAGCTAAAGCATACTTTGATACAAGGATGCCAGAACTACTTTATGAACCATGCGGTCAAGGTTTGGAGTCAATAACAATAGAACTCATTAAAGATTACATAAGGAAATCCGGATGGGCTGAAGAAAGAGCTCAGGCGTGGGAATATCTATCAATGATATATCGGGAGATGGGCGACTACAAAAAAGGAATAACGTGCTTACTTGAAGCCTTAACTGAAAATCCTCTGTTTAACTCGGTTTACATTCAACTAGCTCTTTGCTACGTTCAGTTGAAAGATTGGGCCAAAGCACTTCACTGGATTAAACTTGCGGGCAATGTAGAGATACCCAAGACTACACTGGTTATAAACCCCAGGGATTATAAATCAATGATGCTTGAGGCACTATTCCATATATACTTAAACACAGGACAACTTGAATTGTGTCAGAAGGTAGCTACTGAATTAAACAAAGTCCTACCAAATGATATGAATAAGTCTCGTGTTGAACAAATCAACGATCTTAAGCACCGAAACGATATGGCTCACTGGACGCTTCAATTAGCCACACATTTAAGAGATACGGGTCAGACTGAACAACTAATTAACTTAATTCAAGCCATTCCAACAGAGATTGCGGGTGAACCAATGCTTGTAGACCTACGTAACACATATCTACCTCCTCGTAAATGGGAAAATAATGAAATAGCACTTTATTGTGGCCCACACTTTGAGCAATGGAGCCCCAAGAACGTAAGTAAGGGTATAGGGGGATCTGAAGAGGCTGTTATCTACTTAATGAAAGAAATGGCTAAGTTAGGCTGGAAAGTTACGGTATACGGAGATCCGAGAGAAGACGTTGGTGTTTACGATGGAGTGACTTACCTTCCGCACTTCCACATTAACTGGAAGGATGAATTTAACATAATGATAGCTTGGAGACAAATACAATTAGTAGACGTTCCCGGACTTAAGGCTAAAAAGATATACCTTTGGAACCACGATCTACAAAATGCTATGACCTATACACCTGAAAGAGTAGCTAAGCTAACAAAGGCAATGTTCCTGTCAAAGTTTCACCGAGACAACGTACCAGACCTATCAGAAGACAAAGTTATGTTAACGTCTAACGGAATAAATATATGATAGCTAAAGCAAAAGACATATCAGAATGGTGGGATGTAACAATGGTTAGTAATAACGGAGAAACAAAACCTCTAAGAAAAGGGAAGATAAAAGGTTTTAACCTTTATAAAAATGACGTTTATCAAACATTTTTACCATATATCCCACTTTATAAAAGAAAATGAACGCTAAAGACTTAACATTTTACGGAAACGACAAAGAAGATCAGTTCTTATATGAGAACTTTAACTTGATGCCTGATAACGGTGTTATGGTCGATGTGGGAGCAGGACCAGACGGCATACAGGGTTCAAACTCCTACTTCTTTGAAAAGAATGGTTGGAAGGTAGTTTGTGTAGATGCTGATCCTAGAAATGTCCAAGAACTCCAAAAGAACAGGAAAATTGGTGTGGGAGCGTTGGTGACAAACAAAAAAGGAACGCTTAAGTTTTACATGAACCGAAATACCCCGGATATCTCGGGGATTATTAAAACCACAGATAATGCTGATTATTCAGCCGAGTTAAAAGGAACAACCCTCGAAAAGATATTAGTAGATCACAATATATCAAATATAGACATTCTTTCAATTGACACCGAAGGAAGTGAGATAGACGTGTTTGAATCAATGGACTTTAGCAAACACAAGCCGAAACTGCTAGTTATCGAAGTAATAACTCAGGGGAAATTTAATCCAGAAGTACAACCCTACTTCGAAAACAAAGGGTATCATATGGTAGGAGAAGTTGGAGCCAACCAAATATTCGCTTTAAAGAAACCAATAGTCAGAAATCCACACAGAATCATCTATGGAAGCAGTTATGACCGAGGACTTGAACATTTACTTAAAATGTGGCCTGATATCCGCAAGGAAGTGCCAGATGCTGAACTACATATCTTCTACGGGTGGAATTTATTTGATTTAGGTTACTCAGACAACCCAGAACGTATGGCGTGGAAAGAAAAGATAAACGGGTTAATGAATCAGGAGGGAATTACACATTTAGGCCGTATATCACATGATAACTGTGTTTTGGAGAATAAAGAAGCTGGTGTTTGGGCTTATCCTACGCACTTTGGGGAGATTAGTTGTATTACAGGTATGAGGGCTCAAGTATATGGTGCAATACCCGTTGTAATCGACTACGGAGCGGTAAGCGAGACCATACAACACGGTATCAAGGTTAAAGGTGATATATATGACCCCGAAACCAAGGAATCATTCAAACACGATTTAATT